AGATTTTTTACAATGGCAGGAAGTGGTGGCGAAGGTGAGCACTTAACAATTAAACACAATGGTAAAATAGGTATAGGTACTACTAGTCCTACTTATACATTAGATGTAGCAGGAAATATAGGTGTAGACCAATTTATACATCATAATGATGATGATAATACTGCAATTAATTTTACTACAGATACTATTAAGTTACAAACAGATGGAACAACAGGTTTTACTCTTGATTCTAGTCAAAATGTTGGTATAGGTACTACAAGTCCTGCTACTACACTTGATGTAGAAGGTACTGTATCATATAAAAAGGCAAATTTATCGTCAAGCACTGATGCTTTAGATGTTTCAGGCGTTACAATAGTTACTGCAAATTCAGCATCAGGCAATATAATATTAGGTGGGTTTGCTAATGGCGTGGAAGGACAAATTATATACGTCATACATCGTTCAACTACAAATACTTTAAGATTTGAACATAATGAAGCAACAGCCACACAACCAATATTTACAAGCACTTCAGCCGATAAAGATTTAAGTGGTTATGGTGGAATGACACTATTTTGTGATGGTAATAATTGGTTTGAAGTAGGTAATTAGGAGAACAAATGGATCTAAAAGAAAAACTAGAACAACTAACTAAACAAAAAGACCAACTAGAAGTTGCACTACTAAAAACATTTGGTGCTATGGAAATGGTACAATCATTAATTGATCAAGAAGAAAAGCCAAAGAAAAAGGATAAATAATGGGAAGTTTAGCAGGTAAAAGTCCAGCAAATACATATAAAAGTTTATTAAAAGTAGCAGATGAAACAAATGGTGTTTCAGGTACTATTTCAAGAGTAGAAGATGGAGAAGGTACTGAATCAAGTTTACAATTAAGTAGTAGTCAAACTAGAGTTAAACCAAACAACGATACAACTTTAACTTTTGCAGTTAAAAAAAATAATGGCGATAGTTTATTGGTGGTAGATTCTTCAAACGATTTAGTCAAAGTTGGAACATCACAAGTAAGTGCTACTACACAGTTATTGACATTTAATGCTTATAGAATTGTACCTGCATCGGCAGGAACTCATTATTTTGTAGGACTACCAACAGGCGAGTTTCAATCACATAATGTTGAATTTGCTCAAGGTACAGGAACAGACCCTGCAACTACAAAAGACGCAGGAACTTCAACACAATATTTAGCAAACTTTATATTTCCTGTACCATATAATATTACAATAGATGCTTGTAAAGCACTTATATCAACACATTCTGATACAGATAGTACAATAAATGCTCATTTGTATAGTTATGATATGGTAGCAGATGGAACAACAAATGATGGTAATTTAACTAATGGTACAGTATTAGCAGATGGACAAGCAACATCAGTCGATAGGAGTGTAATTAAAACATTAGATATGACAATACAAAGTTCAAGTGTATCAAGTGGTAAAGTGATTGCTTGTTTTGTAGAAAATGAAACAGACACAAATTATATTAATATTCAGGTACAAGTCAAGTATCATATAGCATAGGAGAAGAAATGGCAAAATTAGAAGCGAATTTAACAGTAAAAGCAGGGCAAGACAAAGAGTATCTATGCTCTATGAGTAATAATTATACAGAAGTGTATTCTGAACTAGCAAAGGTTGATAATAGTGATGGATTTATACAAATAGCATCTTTAGCAAAAACTAATGCAAGTATATTAAAAGGCTCAAAATTAATAATAATAAAAAACAATAGTCCTGTAGGTCTAGAAGTGCTATTTACAGTAATTGGATATAAAGATGATAGTGATATTGACCAAAATAATTTAGTTGATTTAGGTAGTGGCAGTCCTACTCCATATAGATATATAAATTATGTTATGGCAGCTAATCAATATATAGTTTTGCCAACACAATACTTGGTATCTTATAATGGTGGTGTTTCAGCAGGTAATGCTAAGACTATAGACAATAAAGCTGGTTATGATGTTAATAGTGGTAAGTTATATAGTGCTGCTGTAACTGATATTAAAGTAAAATTAGAAAATACTGCTACTACATTAGATGTAGATGATACAGATTTTTTTAGAGTAGGCGATTTAATACAGGTTGGCTCTACAACAGGAACAACTGTTAGTAATATAGAAATTATGAGGGTTACATCTATAACTGATTCTGACACTTTAGTTGTAGAAAGAGGTTTGTATGGCTCAATAATAGCAGATGGTGATACACAAACTGATTCGACTAATGGTGCTGTAGTTAATGCTAAAGTTTATTTTCCTTTCTTTAACACACAAGAAAGATATAACAAATATCACGATGATGCTAATGCAGTAGGAATAGTACAAACTAATGCAAGTGGTAGATACACATCACAAAACTTATTTGGTTATGGTAGAAGTGCTACATATCCAACAGGTATTGTTAAAGGTTCTTTTGCTATGAAGTTTTACAATAATGGTTACCAAGAACTTGGAATGTCAGGAGTAACGCCAAACACAGAATCAGGACTAGCAGCTTCAACAGCTTATGGTATTAATATAACAGTAGATGGTGGTACTGAGTTTGTTGATTTAACATTTACAACAGATGCTAGTAATACTAAATTTGGTGGAAATAATGGTGTTTTAAGCAAGATTCAATCTGCACTTGATACTCAGTTCTATACAACAAGTTCTAATCTTTTTGAAAAAGGTGTTACTGTAAGTATTGTAAATGGCGATATAAGATTTGCTTCTACTAATAGAACTAGAAATTCAGCTATTTTATTAGCTACACCAGGATCAGCAACAACACCATTTGGAGTAGGTAGAATACCTGCTATTGCAAACGTAGAAGATGCAGTTGCAGCTAGATTACCTGATGATACTGTGTTTGATAATACAAATTATGTAGAAACTAAAAACGAAGCAGCATTTGCTTACGATGATGGTAAAGGTAATATTTTAGGTGCTGCAACAGGTACTATTAACTATGAAACAGGTGCTTTAGACTTTACAGGACCTGCTAATGCAGAGTTTGCAGCTAGTTTTAATTATGATTCGGCTTATAGTGGTGGTTTACGAGCAGATGGATTATTACAAAATACTATAATTAATATAGAAGCAAGAAGTATGAATAGTAAAATTGATGCAGAAGTAGAACTATTAGGATTTGTATAGGAGGAAATATGCCGAGTTATATGTACAAAAACAAAAAGAAAAAGACTAAAAAGACTAAACGTAGAAAGAAGAAGTGAAATGGCTAAATACAAAGGTAGAACAGTTCGTTTGAATAAGCCAAGTCGTATTAGAAAAGGTCAAACAAGTTATGGAAGAAAAAAGTTCCAAGTCTTTGTAAATGATGGTGGAAGAACTAAAAGAGTAACTTTTGGCGACCCTAATATGAGAATTAAGAAATCTAGTCCTGCTAGACGTAGATCATTTAGAGCAAGACATAGATGTGCAACAGCAAAAGATAAAACAACAGCAAGATATTGGTCTTGCAAAATGTGGTAGGAGGATTAAATGGCAGCACCAATATACTGTACACACAAAGAATTAAAGAGAGTATTCCCACAACTTGATAGTTTTGATAATAAAAAACCAGTTTATGGTTGGAAGGAAGTTACAAGCAATAAATACGCAGCACATAATAGTGGTATAGTAACTCAATTATTTGCTGATGGCGAAGATTTAGGTCCTGCACAGTCAGCACATACTGATTTAGATGTTGAAGGTGAATGGTTTTACAATTCAGCAGAAGATGTGCTTTATTATTATTCTGCTAGTAATCCTATTGATAAATTAATGGAAGCAGGTGAAGAATTTACTGCTATGGTTACTCAATACAGAACTGATGCTAGTAGATACCTTGATAGTATGCTTGATCCTAATATGCCTAAAGAGGCTTGGAAAGACAAAGAAGGTAATTATGATTATATGATTATTCGTACTACAGCTTTAATTTCTGCTAACTTTATGATTAAAAGCCACGACCCTAATAGTGAACTTGCTAATGCTCTTATAGAAGAAGCGATGCAAAACATAGAAAACATCAATCAGGGTAGAGCAGCATTATCTTGGCAAACATCAAGAGATTCATCTCAAGGTGTAGTAAGAGATGTTACTTATACATCAGGTAAAATTAGACCTGTAGATACTAGAGGTGAATGGACAGGTACTTATGATTTAGTTAAAGTTAAAATAGGAACAGGTGGTGTATTAGGTACGGCCACATATTCTGTATGGGTTAAAGATGGCGATAAACTTAAAAACAATCAAATAGTAATTGATAAGATAATAAATGGTGATTATCAAGAATTAGCAGGTGGTTTAGAGATTAGGTTTGCTGGTTCAAATGATGCTACACAAGCTGCTGCTAATGATGAATGGGAAATAGAAGTATTTGGTAGACACGAAGATATTGACGCTTCTAGTGGTAGAGCTGTTAAAATGACAAGAACTAGAAAATATGGAAGGTACAATAATTAATGCCAGTAACTTTTACTAACAACTTTACTAATATTCTTAATAAATTACGAAACGTATTAAGAACAGAATTTAAGGGTACTCTACCTGTATATATTGGACACGAGCAAAAAGAGCAAGGTAATCAATATTTACGGCTAGACCCTGTAGGTAGCACATTAAGTGAATACAATGTTAATGGTGAAATTAGGGAATTTCAAGTTAATATGTTTTATTACTTTTCAGATCCTAACGTAAACAAAACATCATTAGACCACGTTTTACGATTTGTATCAAGGATTGAGGCGTTAATACACGATAACATTACTATGGATTTAGACGATACACCTACAACACAATGTTTTAATTGTAGGATAGAATCAACAGAACTAAACGCCTTAGATGACGAAAATGAGTATGTTGTACAGTTTGAATGGCGTGGACAGCATCATAGTAATACAGGTTAGGAGTATATATGAAAATAAAGATTAAAGATAAAGATAATCCTATTACACAACTTTGGTGTTTTAGTATTAGAGGATATGATTCGTCTTTGATAGACAAACTAAATTCTGGGAAGCAAGTTAAGGTTGATAAAGTGCCAAAACCTGCTTGGGATTATGTAGAAGAAGTAAAAACAGTAAAAAAGAAAAAGGAGAGTAAATAATGGCTATTTCAACAGCAGCACACTCGCCAAAAGAATTTCAGTTTTTAATAGCAGAACAAGACGCTTTTGGCACAATCGAAGCAGGTGGTGGTAACGCTTATCACGCTTTAGATGTTGATTCAGTAGGTACACCATCTTTAAATCCAACACAAGTATTGGACGTAAGAAATGGTAGTAGAGTATTACAAAAAGAAGATTTCTTTCAAGATGTAAGAGCATCAGTAAAGGAATTATCAGTATCAGGAACAGCAACAACTAATGCTTTAGATATGTTATTAGAGAATATTACAGGCGAAGCAGAAGGTTCAGCAAGTAGTATTTATTCTTTTGCGTCTAATCAAGCTACAACAAATGTTGGTTCAGGTGATTCTAGTCAAGCAGGAACATTACTATCAATAGTAATTAAATCTGCTTTTGGAACAAATGCTGATATGGCGTTTAAAGATTGTGTATGTACATCTTTAACATTAAATGCTGATACAGGTACAGAGGGTGGTAGAGTTAAGTTTTCTGCTACATTCCAAACTGGCTCAACAGTTGAAGATTTAACAGACGCAGCAACAACAGTAGACACAACTTTTGCAGCTTCTGAAAATTATTTTATGACTAATTTTGTAGCAGGATATAGACAAGTATATGGTGTTGCAGACTTAGTTATGAGTTCATTTTCTATGACTATGGAAAACCCTGCTACATTTTCTGGTGTTACATCATCAGGATATGAAGTTATATCAAGAGCAGGTGAATTTTCTGTAACATTAGATGCTACAGTTAAATACGATGACAAAACTGAAGATTTCTTTGAGAAGTTTAATAATCAAACACAACAAGGTGCTACAGCAGCACAAGCTACATTATTAAATCATCAAAGTGGTTTAGCAGCAGATAATTTTGGTATTAGTATTCCAAAAACAGTATTAACTAATGTTGCATTTAATGAAGCAGATGTTATGATGTTAGACTTATCTGTTAAAGGTGTTGGCGATGGATCTAACGCTTTAGTAGAAGTTGCTTGTTAATTAAAATAAAGGAATAAACAATGGAATTTAAACTTGAATCTGGTAATAAGATTAAGTTAAAAGATGTATCTATAGATGAGAGAGATGAACTTCTTGATTCAGTAGAGTATCAATATGATGAAAAAGGTAATCCTAAAGGTATGAAGATGATGAATAGTACGATTACTAAATGGTTACGAATTTGTATTGACGGCGATACATCTGATAAGTTTCTAAAAACACTTACATTAAAAGATAGAACTGATATTTTTGTTAAAATGCAGGAGTATCTTTTAGTGGGGGAAGAGAAAGCCTCCAAGTAGAGCTGACTATATTGTCTGACGGCTGTGGAGGCTGTTCTTATTGTGAATTTCCATACGAAGCACAGTTACCTGTAAAGACGGAAAACGGATACGAAACACGAGAGTTTGAATCACAAGATGATGTTTGGGCAGTTATTGAGTTAATTGCCCAAGAAACTAAGAATTTTAACGAAGAAAAGGGAAAGGATTTTGATGTGGCAAAAAGCATATCTGCACAATTACCTTTCTTTGCGTGTGTAAATCACGTTAGAGATGAGAAGTATATAAAACTTCTTAATCAATACATATATTGCACCGAAACAGGCACACCAGCATACTCAGGTAGTTATGGTGAGCAACCTGCAAGATGGGTACAATATTTTTTTATAATTAAAAATGCGATGGCGAAAAAGAGTAAAATGATACAAGAGAAAGCGAAAAAAGATGTCTGATATTATCGTAAAGTTTAAACCAATGGGTCAAAAACAACTCATTGAAGCTATTAAAAAATTAGAAACAGCACAAGGTAAAGCGACAGCAGCTACAAAGAAAAATAGGTTAGAAACTGGTAGGTTGCGTGGCAGTATGTCAGGATTAGAAAAAAGTTTCGCTACTATTCGTTCAAATATGTTGCTTTATAGTTTTGCAATGAGTTTAGGTATCAGGCAAATGGGTTTATTTGCACAACAAGCAGCCAAAATACAAACTATGGAAAAAGCCTTTGATAATCTTACTGGAGGTGCAGATAATGCAACCATAGCTATAAATAAATTAAGACAAGCAACTGATGGCACTATTTCAGATTTTCATTTATTTCAACAAGCTAACAACGCTATGATTCTTGGTTTGAGTACAAACTCTGATGAAATGGCACAAATGTTTGATATGGCACAAAGATTAGGTGATGCTTTAGGTAGAGATGTCAAAACTTCAATAGAATCTTTAGTTACTGGTATCGGTCGTCAATCAAGACTGATGCTTGACAACATTGGTATTATTGTAAAAGCAGATGATGCTTATAGAAGCTATGCAGCAGAAATAGGTAAAACGGCTGATACATTAACTCAATCTGAAAAAAAACAAGCATTTATGAACGCTGCTTTAGATGCAGCAAGAGAAAAATTAGAATCTTTACCACAAGAAGTAATAACAGCAGATAAAAAGTTTCAACAATTTTCTGCTTCAATAGAAAATTTACAAAAAACTATTGGAGATACTTTATTACCAGACGTTTTAGATTTAACTGTTGCTATTACTGATATGGCAAATGCTTTTGATGCTGAAAGAGCTCAAGCATACGCAACTGTTATAAAAGTAGGTTTAGTAGGAGGTATGGTTTTATATGCTGAAGCTGTTATGAAAGCTGTAATAGCACAAAAAATGTTAGGGTGGCCTTTATTAATTGGTACTATAGTTACTATGGCATCTGAATTGGTGGTGTTAAGTGGAATTTTTGAAGGAGCAGGGGATTCTGTAAATAAAGCTGAACAATCAACTTCTGCTTATTTAAAAAGTTTAGTTAGTATGAAAAAAGAAGATATTGTTAAAGAACTTGACAAACAACAAAAATCACAATCAGATTTAAACAAACAATTAAAAGATAGAGGTATTAATACAAAAGAAACCACAAATTTAGATTTAATAGCTAAACAAATTATAGATGGCCAAACAACATCAATTCAAGATAATGTATTTGTGTATCAAAATTTAAACAAACAAAAAGACCAATTTAATAAAGTTACTAAAGAAAGTAATGCAGATTTAGCATTAAATAAACAAGAGGTTGATAGTAATGTTGAAACTTTAACAGAATATCTTGAAATATTAGAGGCTGGATTTGATACTGTTCAATCTTATACAGATTCTCAAGGAAATGCTTTAGAAATGTATGGAAAAACAAGAGAATCACAAAAAGAAACTTTAGATGCTCAAATGATAGAGCTTGAAAATTTACTTAAATTAGAAAAAGGTAATAAAGAATATGTTGCTGTATTAGAAATGCTTAAAAATAAAAAAGCAGCTATTTTACAAGCAGAATTACAAGCACAATTAAAAACATATTCAAGAATGGCTCAAGGCATAGCCACAGTAGCTGATGCTATGGGAGCAGGAGCAAAAGAAGTTGCAGCTATACAAGCAGCAGGTGCTTTAGTTGATGCGTTTGCTGGTGCTTCAGCAGCAAGATTTAATGCTAACAAAGCTAATTTGCCTGTTCCAATTCCTGGTTTAATGTATGCTATTGAACTTGCAGCAGGATTAGCTAATGCAAGAGCTGTTGCTATGGCTGCTAATAAAGTAGGTGGAGGAGCTTCTGGTGCTGGTGGAGTATACGGAAAATTTGAACAAGGTGGTTATGTTGGTGGTAGACCACACTCACAAGGTGGTACTATTATAGAAGCAGAACGTGGCGAGTTTGTAATGAGTAGAAATGCAGTAGAATCTATCGGCTTAGAAACACTTAACCAAATGAATCAAACAGGTGGTGGTGGAAACATCAATGTAAACGTATCAGGTAATGTTTTAACACAAGATTTTGTAGAAGGTGAACTTGCAGAATCAATTAAAGAAGCTGTCCGTAGAGGTAGCGATTTTGGTATCGGTTAATGCTGACGTTACCTCCTAAATTTAAACAAGCACTAGGTAATGGTACTAGAACGTCTTTATACCCTTTGGTTAGGATATATAAGGGTGTACAGATAGATGATCCATTAGATTCGGCAACAGAAGTTATTAATTTATCAATTAAGGAAACAAACATAGGTGGTGAGGCGTATAATGGTTTACTACTTAATAGTCCTTCTATTAGCTCAAAAGCAGATATTATAAACAATAAATACACAATTTCGAGTGTATCCCTGTCTATATCAAATGCTCCCTATAATGGCAAGATTTTCTCAGACGATATTCCTAGTTTACTTAATGCAGTAGTACAAGTGTATTATGCTGCTAATGGATTAGATAGTTTAGATGATTGTCTTTTAGTCTATACAGGTACTATTAGACGTTATAGTCAATCGGCAGAAACTTTAAACCTTACACTAGAAGATCTAACTGAACAAAAACTTAAAACACAAATACCATCTACTTTAATAGATGATGCTGATTCTTATACTGATGAACAGTTAGGGCAACCTTATCCTATGGTATATGGATATGTTGATAAATCGCCTGTAATACTTAATAAATTTGATAGTTTGGCTATAGATAAGCCTGAGATAGAAATCAAGGGTATATGGTCTAAAATAGCAAAAATAAACTATAAAAATGAATATATGAATAACCAAAATTATCTTATATCTACAGGATTTTTAAAAGAAAATGCTTTTTTATATATTTATAACAATGCTTATTTACCAATAATGGAAGAAATTCCTAGTTATTTTGGAAGTAGACCTTATGACCAATTAGATGGTTTTACATATACGTTTGAAAGTAATGTATCGCCAAAAATTAATTTAAATTCTAATAATTTTCTATATGAAGAATATCACGAAGTAACTACAGAAGAAGACGGCGAAGAAGTTACTAGAACAGAAGGAAAAGGAAATGTTGGTATTGCCACTCGTATATATAGACCTGTAGTTAAAGTTAGTTTTTTTGCTAATAATTTAAGCACATACAATAGATTTGAAGATTATTTTGCAGGTTCAACTAATAAGTTTTTTGGTTTTAGTGATGTAAACAATTTAGAAATGAGCAAAACAATTAGAAATGCAAGTTTGGAAAGTGATTCAGACCCTGTTGATGAAAACATTAATAATATTCAGTCAAATGCAGATGATTTATATGAAAATAATTGGAACGATACTAACGAAGAAGGTTTGTTTAGTTGGTGGAAAACTACTGAACTAAATGATGCTAGTGGTACTGATGATGAAGATGGAATATTTGATGATAAAGATTTAAATTGGCAAGGCGAAGGAGTAAACGCACAATTTCCTATAAATTGGATTCAAAACAATGATGATAAATCAGGTATTTGTATGGATTCTCAACTTAGACAAGATAAAGAAGGTGGTTCTTATGCTAGATTAGAATTTAATACTGATGTTGCTAGTTTTCCTTGTGTAACTAAAATATTTTATTATATAGATTATTTTGCTCCTTCAAATATTGATACACAAGTAGGTGATGATATTGAGGCTGAACCTACTGCTTTTTGGGTAGAAAGAAATCTTATAGAAAGAAAACGTAATGATGTTGATAGATTTCATAAAATTACAGAAAAAAATAATTGGGAAATTAATTACGATGAAGAAGATTGGATAACATATTGTGAAGTTCCTAATGCACAACACGATTTTGATAGTTCTAATATAAATAATGATTTTAGAGTATCAACTTTAGGTGCTATAAATGATTTAAATGATTATCACAATATTATTTTAAATTTTGGTAGCACAGATTCTTACGATAGTATACAATGGGGAGTGCCACAGTTATTAGGTAATACCAATAAAATATCATCTTGTATTGCTAACTTAAAACAATTTTATGTAACTCAAGACGTATTGGCAACAGAATATACTACACAAGACTATTATGCTAGTATAAAAGGTAGGGTAGATGATAATGAAAATGTTATTTCTAAATCTCAAGATATTTTACAAAATATATTAGAAAAAGAATTGAATTTCGGTAAAGATATTGTTATGCCAGAAACAGATGATGATTATATTCATAGCTTTTCTATGAATGAGCAACAAGAAGCTAAAAGTGTTATTGAAAATTTATTTAAATCTTCAATTTATATACCTTCTTTTGATAGTACTGGTAATTTTAAAATTATTGATCTTAAACAAAATATAGAAGATTATGAGCAGTTTGAAACTATAGATAATTTAGACATTATTAAATACTCTTTTGGTCTTACAAAATTAGAAGATGTTAAAAATCAAATCAATGTTAAGTACAAAAAAGATTATGGTTCAGGTGATTTTGCCGAAGAAACTACTTATGGTATAGAAGATAACAATGGTAATTTTTTAAATACATTAGACGAATTAACACAAGAATTAACTCCTGATATGTTATATGAGCTTAGTTACTATGGAATGAAAGACGAAGATGCTAAACTAGAAATAGAATCTGAATACATTAGAGATAAAGATACAGCAAGAAAACTACAAAGAAGATTATTGATGTGGTATGCTAATCAGCACTTAACAATGAAATTAGATCTTCCTCCTAGTTATATGCACTTAGAATCAGGTGATTATTTGAGATTTGATGAACTTATAGGTGGTAAACTTGCTTTTGGTTTTGATTACACACAAGAGTTTGTCAAAAATGGACAACTTATATATCCTGTGTTTTTTGTTACTAAGGTAGCAAAATCTTTAAGTAAAGTAAGTTTAGAGTTAGTGCAAGTACATCGTGGCGACTTTGGTATGAATGATGATGATTTAGGATTTTACAACATACCTAACCCTTATGAAAGTGATATATATCAAGATGAAGTTATAGATGAAGAAGATACATATTTTGAAGGGTCTTGGTATCAAGATAACGCAAATTTAAACACAGGTGCAATATCAGCAATAACAAATACAAATTATGAAACAAGTATAGAGTATGAATTGAATCTTGTTTTTGTAAATGCTAATATTTCTTATGATGGAGAACCTTTAACAAATGGTATGGACGCTACAAATTTGGTTAATTCATACATAGTTGAAAATAATTCTATTTATGGTGATAATGTAGATATATCAATCAAATTAAATAATGAAAACGTGGAATTTTTAGATGATAATACACAAGCAACCTTATTGTATAAACTAAAAGTTAAATCTAATATTAATGATGATTTTTATGAATTACAGTTTAACCAGCAAATAGAAAAAGAAACTGATGTATTATTAGGTGATTTAAATGGTGATGGTGGTTTAAATATTTTAGATGTAGTTCAATTAGTACAAATGATAGTTAATGCAGATGAATATGAGCCTATAGCTGATATGAATGGTGATGGTCAAAATAATGTTTTAGATGCTATAATTATGGTAAACTTAATATTAGGAAATTAAATGAAATACGATAAAACAAAATTAGGTTATGGTAAATCGTCAATTATATGTAATGATGGCGAATGTTCTATAGAATCTAATGTAGATATACTAGGTATAGAGATTGATTTTGTAGGTACAGCAGATATTACGCCAACACTTCCAGATGGTTGGATAATGCAAGGAAATAAAAATAAAATGCTACTAATAGGGTTACAAGGCTCACCTATTAAAAATCAAAAACTATTCACTTATGAGGGTAGTTTTACGATAAAAAAGGTAATCGTAGCAAACAATGAAGCTAAACGTATAATATGCAATATAGAAAAAGTAAACCCAACTTGGACTGAGCAAAATTGGTCTATTGATATTGAGGCAGATCAATGGGATAATTTCAAAAGTAAAGTAAAAAAAGGTAAGGCGACAACAACTAAGTACAATCTACCTGATTATGGATTACCAGAAGCACAACCAACTAAAAAAACAAAAATTAAAACCCAAACAAGACGTAGTAGTACAGGAGGATATTAATGGGAAAGCAAGTTAAAACGCCAAGATTTTATGTAGATATGGTAACATTTTTACACGCCACAGGACAACTAGGTTGGGATTCAACGTCTAAAGGTGGTGCAGAACTTCTGTATATGAATTGTGCTAATCCATTTTTAGAGTTAGAAGAATCTGATGACCCACAAGTTAAGTTTATTTTAGGTAGCACTTCTAACAATCCTATTAAATCATCTTTTCCTATAAACTTTTGTGCTTTATTAAATCATAATCTTGGTAGTGATTCTAATCATTTTAGTATAATAGGCAAAGGTGGATATGCTGATGACTTAGAAATAGATTTGACAGCAGATACTGTTAATATTCTTAATTATTACCCAAAACCATACTATAATGGAACAAGTATATTTACCTTTAATGAGGAAAATGATTATTTTAATAGCTTTAATTTATCATACAATGCAAATCAATTTGATGAATATACACATCAATTAGGCTCTTTTGTTTTAGGGAAGTATTTTGATGCTCCAAATAGTCCTGATTTAAACCTTACAATGTCAAGACGATTTGATGGTATTAAACGTCAAAAAACTGTAGGTGGTAAAACACTAGCCAACATCTACTATGATGGACCAACAGAATGGACTATGAATGATAGATACAATGGTACTTACAAATATCCACCATTTGAATTAGATTATCCTGATGATTCAACAGAAGAACAAAATGGTCAGTTTAGACCTAAAAGTGGTTTAGGTAGAAAAGGTCTTAGAAGCTGGAAGCTTACATTTTCATATATAGCAGAAAGTGATATGTGGATAGATAATGAAGTATCTAATATATTTGTATCTGGTGGCTCTGCTGGATCAGGTGATAATGATAATTCAATGTTATCAGATAATAGTTTTAATTTTGTGTGGAATTGTACATTAGGTGGTACTCTGCCATTTATATTCACAGACGATAAAGATTCTAACGAACCTGATAGATATGCTATATGTAATTTTAGGGAAAATAGTTTAAGTGTACAACAAGTAGCTTTTAATACTTATAAAGTAAGTATGACTATTGATGAGATTGCTTAGCGTTCGGCAGAACTATACCCATATCTATAACTGCCCATCTTTTTATAGTTTCCAGAAGTTCAGTAAACTCTGGCTTTGATAGTTGTTTAGTAGATCCAATATCATACTTTTCTTTTATAACATTGTGCATTTCGTGTTCTGTGTAGCCTAGTTCTTTCGCCAGTATTCTTATAATAACTCTATAATAGGCATTTTGTTGGGGAGAACGCACTTTTTCGGCAGGTTTTATTTCTAAGTGAACATCACCCTCAATTTGACGTAAATAATCCCTAAATCCAAGATTATCATCTAGGGTAAGTTTGCCTTGTTCTACTTTACCTGCAAATTTCATTCTGCGAAATATCCTCTCAATAAATAAAATGCTTCTTTCCATAGACTAATACCATAAGTCCACTCAAAATCTTTTATACCCATATCGTGTCTTTCTCTATGGTGTTTACGGCAAAGAGGCACACAAGAGTAGTCTTTAAGACCACCCTTGTTTGCTCCACCCATACCCAAATGTTCCAAATGGTCAGGGTCTACTGGCGACACTCCACACACCAAACAATTCTTAGACTTAATATATTTAAGGTAATCTTTCATTAGCAAAGCTCAAGAAATCGCATTATAACTGCATACCAGAATAAGAATCCAAGCACACCTATTGTTGTATAAACCATAACATTAGTCCATCTAACCATTTCTTTCCTTTCTTCTGTAATACATTTCAACCGATTCTATTATAATAGCCATAATAAGTATCATACCTATTGCAACTAATGCAAATCCAAATATTACTTCCATTCTATTCTCCTTTTAGTTTATTAAACCATTGATCTATTAAATCACTTGGCTCAATCAGCTCTTGATGTTTCTCGGCTTCATCTCTATTCAGAAACTTCTTGCCGTCTTTTGTTATCCATACAAAGTGTAATTCTTTTTTGATCATAAATTCTCCAATTTTAAGAGATAGTGCGAAGAAAGGGAAACGCTAAAGGTGGGAAGAATGAATAAAACCCACCACCTATCTCTTTTTATCAACTAACCAATCATTTAATTCTTGTACGACATACATCTTTCCTCTGTCCTCTTTTATAACTTGTATATCAACGTGTTCTGAGGGTTTAATCCATTTCGGCAAAGCCTTACGTACTTTAGCTTGTACTTTAATCTCATCATCAATAAGTATGTCTACTTCTTCGTGGTGTCCAAATGCTCTGCCGTTACTTCCCCAGCTTCTCACACATTTAATTTCGTGAAGCTCTACTGCTTGTACAATCTCACGTTCAAATCTATTACCTTTTGCTTTACTTTTGTTCGGCATTATAATCCTCTTTCAAATCATTAATTCTATCTTGTAAAGTATCTATATCGTCAAAACCATTTAATTGTATAACCATATCAGTCATAGAAGAAACACACCAAACACAAAATGCAACTGGACTTATTCCAAATTGACCAATTATATCGCCATTATCTTCTTCTATCTTACTATCACAAATATTACAATTCATTATGATCCTCTCTTAAAACTTAAATCAGCCATTATAGATTGATATACCCACCAACACTTACCATTATTAGTCGCATCAAGTATTTTTTGCTTGTTTTTAGCCAACTTTTTACTATTATAAACATTTTGACATAACCTACATAAAAAGCTCCTATTATCCGAACCTCTGTTAAATTCAGTCAATGGCTTCTTTTCTTTACAATGGCTACATTTTCTCATATATACTCCAAATATAAAGGGTAGGCAATCTCAAGGAGGAGATGCTAGAGTGTGCGAAACTCTGTGGTATGGTTACCTACCCTATAAGTTATTTAATTCTTCTAATGTTTTTTCTGCTATAATTCTTGCAGGAGATAATTCGGCAGATTCTTGTATAATCGCCTCTAATCCTTTTATAGCTATTTCTAATTTATCTTCCATAATTACCTATATTGGTTTATTTTTGCTTTACAACAATCACTATCGTCTTTATGTATAGTGAATTTATTACCTAGAACAACTCCACCACAAGCCGAACAACGACCTTTACGACTGAATCCAGAAGTGTCATACGGATATAATTCATCTAAATCAATTTTCTTTTCAGGATTTTTATACTCAATAATTTCATCGTAATATGCTTCGTCCCTTAAATATCTTATAGGATCCTTTCTTTTTGATTTGTCTTCTCTTGCTTTAACGTATTTTTTCGTATGATTCATTATGGTTTCAACCAAATCTGGCTTTATATTTTTTTTCCAAAATTCTATTGTTTGTTTTCTTGTTGTCTTTTTATTATATAAATTCCACCATTTTTTAAAATCATCTTCATCAAAAAGAGAGGGTTGAGTAATTGCTTTCTGCTTTTTAGTCCCCACTAAACCCAAGAAAGTTTTAAAGTCTACCCAAGTAGGCTGTTTACCTTTACCCTCTCTAATTAATACTTCCACTAAAACCTCAATGCAGTAACTGGTGTTATAGTCTTACAAGTAACTGAGCATTTTCTTTTTTCAGCTTCAACTACTTGGTTTGCTTTTTTCAAGTCGTTCACTCTACCTGAAACTGCATTTATAGCAAAACCAGTTTTACTACATATCTCTTGTAAACTCAAAGGGTTTGTGCTATCTCTTAAAACATTTAATATAATGTCTTTTTGTTTAGGTTGCTTACCAGTAGCTTTTAAATCATTGTAAGCAATTCTTGATGTAGTTCTTACCATTATTCATTCTCCTTTTTTATTATATCTTCTTTCATTTTTTTTATTATTTGTTCTTTGGTAAATACTCCTTCTCCCTTCAAATACCATTTCTCTTTCCTTTTTTCTAACACTCTATTATAATCTTGTGCATCTATATCATTCTTCTCGCACAATTTCATATCTTCAATTTTAGGATAAAAGGACATACTAAAACCTTGACGTTTTCCATACCTATCTAACCAATCTTCTATGTATGATTTAGTTTTGCTCATCTTATCTCCTCTTCTTCTATTTTTGTTAATAAATCATCAATGGGTTGTGCTATATAATCAGATATATCAGAAAGATATTCTTCTGTTCCATCTTCCCAAGTATATTTTATAGTCCAATGTATTATTTTCATTCTTTTTCTCCTTTATTTAAAATGGTATATCGTCATTTTGGGTTGGTGTGTTGTCTTGTTTAGTTTCTTCATTAACTTTTAAGCTAATGTATTTTTTCCCACTTTTAGCAACATTACTCCAAGCCGATATATAATACTTCTCGCCTTTTATAATAACATTACCAGTAAGATTAGGGTGTTTGTCTGATTTTTTATTTTCTACTGGAAATAATACACCAGTCATATCCTTACTTTCCATTTTGATCTCCTATTTCATTTTCTATTTCATCTAATGTATACACACTAAACTCTATATGTACGTTTTTGTGCATAGACATCAATTTTTTAGCAAAATCATTACATTCTGCTTGAAGTTCTGATTTAATTAGTTCATTATTAGGTTTTGCATATCCAAATAAAGATTCTGCAAAATTAACCATATCTACTTTCATTCTTTCTCCTTTTTTGTTAATGGTACTGTGTTTCCAAATATTTTGACGTATTCGTAGAGTATATCCTCATCAGACATTGACATATAATCATTATTATCATCAGATAATATAATTCTCATCTTATTATAATCTGGAACTCTCACTTTTGAAAAATCTGCCTTATATAATCTTCAAGTGGGTGTTTTTGGTCTTTATCCTTATTTACCACGTTTTTTGCGAGAGAATCAAACTTAGTGGGTATATGCTTGGCTTTTTGTTTTTCTGCCTTATTTATGTCAATTTTAACCTCTACAACATTATTAAGATAAAACTCTCTAATATTATAATTGTTATTTTTGACGTTTACAAATATACCACTACAAGTTGGACAACCTTTATCGGCACAATCTACTAACCACCTAAAAGTCTTATTATTATCACTTACAAAGACGTTTTTAACAAACTTACCAGTTAGTGCATTATTTCTAAGTAGTGCATATTGTGCATCTAAATCGCCATCTTTATCAATATGATTACATAATTCAAGTTGTTTATTGTTTCTGTTATAAATAACGTAATTATCCATTGATTTTGCCTTTCATTTGGCTATCAAGATCTTGATTTAGTTCTTCTGCTTGTTGATTCTCGTATTCTTTAATAGTTTTCTTCATTTTATTAAGAACACGTTGATAGTTAGATTTTGATGTAGATTTACGAAGTTCGTCTTTAACTTTGTTCTTTTTACCTTTAAAACATTCGTGTTCTATAAGTTCAGCAAACTCAGCAGTTTGTTCTTCTGTGTAAAATTCTTCTTGTGGTAACCCTTCACCTTTATATATATAAAAACCCAATCCATAGCCAGTAGCTATGCATTTTGTTAAACATCTCATTTTAGTATTAGCAATATCTACACAACTAGGATTTTTAATAGGTCTATTATTAAAGTCGGTTACAGCTAACCACATTTTTTTAGTTATACCACTTATAGTAACTTGACATTCAACTGAGCAAGATCCATCTGGAGCTACAATATAATCTTTAACCATACCATTACTATCAGTATAATGTAAGAAGTCATAATTTACATCTGGATAATGTTCCATTATAGTAGATATAGCAAAATTCCAGCCAAGATATGTAAATTGACCTTTCTTTTCAGTATGTTCATTTACATTTATAGTGCTAAGTTTATTCCATATTTCTTGTATCATTCTTTTATTCTCCTATATAAAAATTTATTGTCCTAAATCGTAGTAATTTATTCTTGATACCTTACATTGAGGGTAGAGATCCTTAACCGAAACCTTCAACAATTTAGCCATAGCTTTAACTCTTGATTGTGAAGGAATACGCTTACCATTTATAATAAGACTAAGAACGCTCTCATTAATCTGTAATTTCTGACAGACATAGGTTTGCTTAATCCCTTTTTCCCTTAGTATCTCTTTTATACGAACTTCCATTTATAATCTCCATTTGTTTTAAAAATTTAAATATTCTATTATAAGAATTTAAATATAATTTTTTATTTGTGTCAAGTTTTATTTTATTTTTATTAATTTCTTTTATAATTCATTTTAATTGTTTATAATATAATCCTTGTTATTGGTTTGGCTTATCACTTTTGGCGATAACAAGTTATAAAGAGTTACCAAAAGGAATCGTAAAGCTCAAGGTTAGGACTAATTATAACAGACCTACGATGAAAAAAATGTTATAAGCTAAATAAGCCACGATGTGAGGGTTATAATAGTAGTCATTCCTAGATCAAAAGTCTAGGAATAAGGACTACTACGCCAAATATAAGGGTTATAATATTAGTTATTAACATCTTTTTTAAAAATACTATTAAGATAATCAAAAAATGAATTTACTCCAAACACATCTTCATCAAGAAAGTATTTATAACCCTTTTCACTCGTTTGATTGTCGTTAGAAATTATATCTTCTTTCATTTTTTTTATAAGTTCATCTTTTTTAAATACTCCTTTACCTTTCCAATACCATTTTTGATCAGTCATTCTTTTTCTCCTATCCATTTATTATTTATTTTATAATATGTTGTTGTAAGATTATCGCTTAATGGGTAGCAATAATGTTCTGGGATATAATCCTTATCAATATCGCCATTATCTTTTATAAGTGCTTCTGTTTCATAATCACACTTTGGGCAACTTATTGTATTCATTTTTTGCCGATCCTTTCTATTAGTTATTAACATTCTTTTAAATACTTATTATAATTATTAATTTGTTTATTATTAAGCTTGTTTTTTGATTCTGTTTCGTGAAATTGATTGTCTGTTGTTTCGTCAATACATACAATTCTAAATATTTCGCCATTTAATAATTGTTCATTTATTGATTGACAAATTTCATCAATTTGTTTTTCATTCATTTTATATAAACCTTTTGAGTTTACATCTAGTATAAATCTAGCCATTTTTATTCCTTTCTATTAGTTATTTTCATTTTCGTATTTTTCTATTAATAAAGCTATTTGATTATAGCTTAAATTGTCCATAATTTGCCCATAATACCAGCAAATATCATTTATTTGATTAATATTATAATAATCGTAAAAGTTCATTTTATAACCCTCTTATTTTCGATTGTAAGTATTAATTTATAATATAATTTTTTGATTGTATATATTATAATATTCTCATCATCTTGTAATAAATTGTGTTTATCTGTTGCTATTGCATATTTTATGCTCATTAGTTTTTTTCTATTCATTTTTTTCCGTTCCTATATTAGTTTAATTAATGTTATAATAAGTATTGATCCAAGTATAAAATATATATCCATATTATAACCTTTCTATTTATATTGATTATAATTTTTAATAAACTCTTTAAAATTTGATGTATATTTATTTTTATCAAATTCAATCAATAAATTATAAATATCAAGTATTGTATCATCTGTAAACCAATTAGTTAATGGTTTTTTAATTTTTTCAAAAGTCCAACTCATTTTTTAACTCTCTCTTTCTATTTATTATATAAATCAATTAAAAGTTTTTCAAATTTTAAGCCTTTTTCAGACTTACACGCTTTTAACCAGCTTTTATCTTTTTCTGTTAATTGTATTTGCTTTAAGGCTTCATTTAAACCTCTTTTAATACCTTTTAAAAATATTTTATCTCTTTTTATGTCTGCTTCTTCAATATATATATTATATTTTTTAATTTTTTCTTTTATCGCTTTTTTTATTTCATTATTTATCATTTTTTTTGCTCACTTTCTTTAATAATTGTGGTGATATTCTTGTTTTGTTTTTAGTTTTTGTTTTGACGTGTAAATATATAAGACGTTTCATTTATACCCTTTCTATTACGTTTTTTGCTATTGTTTTTAGTTCGTGATTCATTTGCATAGATTGCCCAAAATCAGTTTTACCCCAAATATATAAACCTTTAAATTGAGCAACACAGCCGTTAATTTTATCAAGTTCTTCGTATAACCATTCACTTATAATAAAATACTGGTATATTTCTTTATATTCATCATATTCATCAACTATATTGTCCATTTCCATATAGCAATCATTTTCAGACGCATACTCTACTAATTCATTACATAGAGTGAAAACATCTCTATTGATAATGGTTTCTACAAAATTTTGCTCTTTTTCTGTTAAACCATTCCAGTTTAATATTTTTGTTTCTTTTTTCATTTTATTTCCTTTATTTAGTTAACTATAATTTTTTTATTGTTATATTTATGAGGTTTGTTCCAAACATTTACAGGTAACATAAAAACGTTATCCCCTGCGTATTGTTTAGATATTTTAAGCATTAATTTTAATGCTTGTTTTTCAGAAATTGCTTTTTTTGTGAATAAATCACCATATATAGAAGCTACAATATATTTCATTTTATTTTATTCCTTAATTTAGTTTGTCTATGACGGCTTAATTAAAAGCCGTTTCGCGTTCGCTCATCAGATAGACTTATTTATTTTAGATATTTTTTAAATAATTTTTTCATTTCATCATCAGTAAATGCTTGATAATTTGGATTAGATAAAATTTTTAATTTTTCGTTAGTGAAATAGTTTTCTGGATATTCATTTAAGCCACCACCTTCAAACGCCTCAATATATAAATCTTCTAAAGCCATTACTTGTATTTCTTGTTTAATATTCATTTTATTTTCCTTAATTAGTTAATTATTTAATTGTTAAACTTGTATAAATCTATTATGAATATATTTTATTTACAAGTAAAAAAAGAATTATTTTCAATTTATTTTAATTTATCGAGAAGAAAAAAGTTTTATTTTATTTTGTAATGTCAATTAAAGGCGTAATATCGTGCCGTTATTGATACATTTTATATATATATAGATAAAACAATTAATTAAGTATTTGGTTTTGGTTTTTGGTTTGGTTTTTAGATTTAATCAGCTATCATTTAAAATTGCTAAAAAGTGTTAAAAATGCAATATATCCCTTTTTACGCCTCTTATAGTGTTTTTAATTACTACAATACCACCAAACAAGCAAGATTATTTGCTAGGAATACTGACACTAGGGTCTAGGTGTATATTTGCTTAAAATGGGGTGTATGGGGGATAGGCGCACGACACAAAGCGTCAGATCCCCTTCCACAAAAAAAGTAGATTCTTACTACCAAATCCCAAATAAAAAAAGTATTGCAAATTTCTACCAAATATGTAGTAAATTAAGGTATGAGTGATAAAATAGCAGAAAAGAAACCAGCCAAAGTCCTCGCAATAGAGTGTTTTGCACTAAATCCAGACATTACTACAAAGGAAGTTGCTGCTCAAGTAGGTGTTAGTCCTAGAACTATTTCTTACTGGCGTGAAGATCCTATGTTTATAGATAAGATATATGAGAGGTATATGACTGAGTTCGGCTCACAGTTACCTGCTGTTATTAGTTCTATGGTAAGAGAAGCTAAGCACGGCAACGTACAGGCTGCTAGACTTGTATTAGAACATAGTGGTAGATTAGTGAAAAACGTCAATATCACTATAGATAGTCCTTTTGAGAAGTTTCTTAAAGCAGAGGAAGTACAAGAAGCTGAGGTTATTGAGGTATTTGAAGATGTAGAAATGCCTATGGACCTACCAGAACGTATTAAACCTAAGACTGTTAAAGAAGAGAAGATTAAGATAAAAACTATCATAGATAGGGAAAAAAAGAAACTTACCTACAATGAGAAGCGTAAAGAGTGGTATAAGTGGAAGAAAAGAGCTAAAGCTGTGGGTATAGAACCATTACCTGCTAAGAAACCTACTAAGGGTCAAAGAAAAGAGTGGGAACAGCGTATTATAGAAGCTGAGAACGCTATCTAACGTATTTTTTTAATAAATACCTTAATACTACAAATATTAACATAACGCCAACAATACTCAAGAAATCATTAAAATGGTTACCTGAATCGCTTTCAATACTACCCATAGGCGTTACTATTGTCATCTTTTTAGTTTGCTTAGTCATTGTCCATACCACCTTTTTCCATCATTCTCATAAATTTGTCTTTTAATCCGTTACCTGAAAGTCTTGCGATTATTTCTACTTGTGCTTTGAATATACCATTTAACTTCTTTTGTTCCATTTGTACCATTTTTTGCTGATCTATCAACTTAATAATAATACCTTCCAACCTCTTGAAGTCTTGGTCTAACTCTGTCATTAGAGTTTCTTGTATGAATCTGTTTTGTTTCCATATAAAGAATCCGAACGCTATTGTCATCGCCACAGGTATTCCAAACTGTTCCAATATTGTGATAAAATCCATTTTTCTCCATTACGCTATGCCCATAAAGGGTATTGTATTACTTTCCATTAAATCGCACATTTGCTGATAGGTATCTTTTTCTATTTCTACTAACCTATCTTCTTCACTATAAAATTGTCTTTCGTATTGTTCTTCTGTGATGTCTTTAGCCATATACTCTATGAGTATGTTTAGCTTTTCGTGCATATTGATTATATTCTTTAAAAGGATTTCTATTTTTTCTTCTTCGCTCATTACTTTTTCCTTATACGTTTGTTAAGTAATCTAACGAATTTTTTCTGAAATTCCTTGTAAATTTTGTTGTTAGCTGACTTTTCTGTAGGTATTGCAGCAGTAATAAATTCTCTTTTAGGTACTACTACAGAATCTTTAGCAGCTTTGTAATCAGGGTTTTTAGGTCTATCTGACCAAGTAAAAGGACCTTCTCTGTGTTTTCTGTAATTATTTTTACCAAACTTAGCAGGATTTGATTTTATACCTTCTTTTGTACCTTTTAAAGAGTTTGCTAAATTACCTGTCATTAGCATTGGTTTTTTATGAGTTACGCCAAAATGTTTTTTACGCTGTCTAATAGTTATATCGTGTAAAGGTTCATTTTCTAACTTTCCTACTTTACCTTGTTTTATAAATTTTGCTGAATTTTTAGCAAATTTATCTGCAACACCTTCATTTAAGGTATCTTCTAGCTTTTCTTGCTCTAATTCCTTTAAAACTCTCTTAAAATCTATATTATACTTGACTTCTATCATCTTGAGGCTCCATTTGTGCTTGGTTTTCTTTTAATTTAGCATTTGCTTCCTCAATAGTCAAGTCCTTATTGTATTCAACCATAAGTTCGGCTTTATTTACAAGTCCTAAGTTTAGTCTGTGGTTGTCTAGTGCTATCTGATCCTGTACTGTCATTGGATATTCTGGCTCATTAAAGTCTAGTTTTAACGCCTCTGGCATAGCTATATTGAATGTTTGTGCTATTTTACGCTCTATTTGGTACATTTCGTGTTCATATTGTGTCCAAAGTGCTAAATCGTCTTGATAATCC